TTCATCGGTTTGGATAAAGTATGCTCGTCGTATGATGCATGGGGTTGATGACCGTCATGCGCTTGTAGCTTCAACTGATCCCGAAATACGTGCGCTTGCTAGTGAATATGGTATTCTCGGTCATACGTACCTTGACATGGATGCCCTTGGAGGGTGTCGTAATACTCTCGCTTTCATGAATGAACGAGGTGGTATTCCTGATTTTGTTATTCGACGTTCTGCGTCGTGTTCTATGTGCAGCGGGGTTTCTGACGGTGCCTGCATGGCTATTTGCTCTAAGAGCAAAATCTCAATGTCTAAAGATGATATTGGGTATGAAGCTTTCGCTTCTTCGCTCGATAGAGCTGTCCTTTGTGGACGGATTTCATCGACGCAGGCTGAGTCGGCTTTCTCCATGGCTGGAAAGGGTTCTGCTTGGGAGAAGCTCGTCTCTCAAATAAATCTTCATCAGCCAGCTAGTATTGATACTACTGAGTATAGTGGTATTCGTGCTTCGGTTCACAATGGTGACCCCGGTCGTAATGATGCGAATGTTACGACACCTATGAATCCAGAAGAGATTCGCAGAACCCTATCTCATCTAATGAATCTTGGATTTTCTGGTAAAGCTCTTCGAGAAACGCTTCTTAAGCGTTATTCAACTGAAGACCTGCGTCAGGTGCCTGGTATAGGTAGACGCGCATCTTTGGATGATGGTATTCAGGGTCAATACTTCATCGATCCGACCGCCTATGCTGATTACGGTAAGGGTTGTGCATCTGGTTCGAAACATTTCCGGAAGCGCGGAGCCCCTAATGTCATCGCATCTGGGAGTTGTACTGGATGCACCCTTCAAACAGCCCCCGGATGGTGTTCTAAATACGCTAAAAGCCTGATCAGACAGGTACCTATCTATGTTCGAGAGCAGGTTGCTGCATCTCGAAAATTGCCTGTGATTCAGTCAGCACCTGTTGAAAACCCTGTTGAGAGGTATGAACTCTCCAGTGAACTCACTGTTGACTTTGGAGGGACCAGGTCGAAAGGTCCTGATTTACATATACCTGGAAATGTTATTTAACTCGCACCCATTGACAACGGGTATTGTCAATGGGTAATGAGCGATAACGACGATAAAGATAAAGACACTGGCAAGGGTAAACTAATTTCTTTTCCGGGAGGGAAAGAAGTTGATGCCGGTGAGGTGGGTGCTGACTACGTTATTGGACAAGGAGGGGACCTGTCCACTGGCGAGCTCATTGATCCGAAGTCTATTGATCGTGAAATTCGTAAAAGGGATCAATTTGTTAAGTCTCAGGGACTATTCCAGGTTATTTCTGAGAAAGCCCCCGTTTCCGATATAATAGACTCTGTTCTTGTTGAAATAGCAGAAGAATTATCTCATCTTAAATATGAGCGTCGGAAAGCCACTGAAGAAGGCAAAAATACCGCGAATTATACGATATCTAGAATAGCATCTCTTCGACAACTTGCTGACGTTCTTCAAAAGCGGCAAGATAATACGAGAGCTGAGAGGCTTGATTTGAAAAGCCCGAAGTTCAAACAGATACTTCATCTTTGGATGGAATTTGTGTACGAATCTATGTCAAAGTCTGATCTTTCGGAGTCATCTATCGATGTTGTTTTTAAACAGATGGAAGCTGACATGACAGACTGGGAAAAGAAAGCCCTCGACCTTTAATGGATTGGGTTCAGCATGAAACATTGGACCATTTACTGTCATATACACGTTGAATCTGGACGTCGTTATATTGGTTTGACTCAATATACGATGTTGCATCGATGGAATCAACATATTGCTCAGGCAAAAAATCTTAAAAACGAGAAGAGGTCACATTTCGCCGCCGCGATTCGTAAATATGGAAAAGATGCTTTTTCTCATGAAATCTTGGCGATGAGTTGGGATCTTGAAGGCGCGAATGTAACCGAACGAATTATAATTGAACAATGGGATACGAGAAATCCTGAAATAGGGTTCAACTTAGCTAAGGGTGGAGGATCAAAACCGAGTCTAAATCCTAAGAATCCGTGGAATCGTTCTGAATATCGGGACAAGTTAATGAATATATTTTCCAGTTCAAATTTTAAAATCAAGGTGTCTTCGAACGTGAAAGGACGAATTTTAAGTTCAGAAGTTCGTTCTGCAATATCTTCTCGTATGATTGGACACACGAAATCTTTGGAAGTTCGATCAAAGTTGTCTTCTGCATTAAAAGGACACATCATGTCTGAAGAGACATGTAAGAAGATTGCTGAAGCACGTAAATTTCAAATTTTTAAACCGGAAACGCGCAAAAAGCTTTCACAAAAATCGGCAGGTCGAAGACATACAGATGAATCAAAGATCAGAATGTCCATAATTCAGAAGCAGAAAGCTGATGAACGTGTGGCTGGAGAAAAAGTTAGGTATCGTGCAGTACATAGACCAACTCAAACACAAACTCATAAATTATGTAAAAAACATGGACAAATTCCTTTAGAAGAATGCTTTTCTTTGATTCGTAACAATATTGTTTATTATGAATGTCGCCTATGCCGTCGTTTTTATACCAAAAATTTTAAAGAAAATGTACGCAAGACAATCGTTTTTGACCTTTGATCGAACAGGATGCCGATTAAGGAGCCTAAATTTCAAAGTCACCTAACCGGGGAAGTCACAGATTTCCTTGATAGGAAGCGTCGTGAAAAACATGGTGAAGGCGGTGAAGGAGGAGAGGAAAATTTCCTTACTATCATTGAGTTTATCGAAAAATTTAAACTTTTCCCGCATGGGCTTTTCCCTGTACAAAAATTTATTGTTAAATTATACTATAACGTTCCGCTTGATAATGTTAACAAAAATATCACAGTAAAAGATAAGTTCAGTGAACACACTCTTTACACATTTACTGAGACTGAATATCTTCAATACCTATACGACCAAGGTCGTTGCAACATTAAAGAGCAAGACGGAAAAGTTCGACGCGAACTTATTTTGATTCTTGGACGTCGTTCAGGTAAGAGTGCTATGGCAGCCGTGTTCGCTGCCTATGAACTGTATAAATTATTAAGACGTGGATCTCCGCAAGTTCATTATGGACTACCGCCGGGATCTGAAATTCGCGTGTTGGATATCGCTAATGATAAAGAACAGGCTGCTATCGTTTATGGTGATATTCAAGCTCATATTCAATCTGTAGACTATTTTAAGAATAACGTTGCCCATGACACTCAAACTTACGTTAAATTTCGTACTGATGGTGATAGAAAACGATTCGGGCCTAATGGCAAAGCAACTATAACGGCCACATTCAAGAGTTCTATCGCCAAAGGCCTTCGTGGACGAGGCGTAATTTGTGCCATTTTAGATGAGATAGCATTTTTTATTGACGATGGAAACTCTTCTGCCGAACAAGTTTATCGTGGCCTTTCACCATCGCTTAAACAATTCACTCCGAAAGATCCGGATAATAAACACAATCCAATAGGTCCGACCGATGGTCGCATGATTCTTATCTCTTCTCCTGATGCTAAAGAGGGGTTTTTTTACCGCTTGTCTCAACAAGCGATGTCTGGTGGTATTGAATCGTCAAATACTCTTATCCTTCAAGCTCCGACTTGGGAAGTTAACCCAACTTTGTCTCCTGAAGATTATCGTGTAGAATACGCAAAGCACCCGAAGTCATTCATGACTGAATATGGTGCTGAGTTCTCAGATCGTGTCCGTGGTTTTATTGAAAACTGGGGTGATTTGCAAGACTGCATAGTACCGGCACTCCGTCCTGCTGTCCGTGGTTATCCTCGAGAAGCTCACTGGGCTGGTGTCGACTTCGGTATTTCGAATGACGGAACAGCCATATCTCTCACCCGGTTATCTGGTGGAAAAATAGAGCTCGCGTATCATGAAGTTTGGTATCCCCGTAAGAGTTGGAAAGAGTCGAATCCACACCTTGATGTCCCAAGCGTTCCGTACGCTGCCACTCTTCAAGATCGCACGCGTCTTGACCTTGATGAAATAGCCAATTGGTTCCATATACTATCTCGCAGATTTTATATTTTGAGTGGGGTTTTCGACCAATGGGCTGGACCGGTATTTGAACAAGTTCTACATAAGAAGAATTTGAATCAATTCGAAATGCGGAATTTTTTCCAATCTGAGACATCTCAGATGTGGCAAACGTTTAAAATGACAATGTTCAATCGTCAGCTTGCTTTATATGACTGGCCGATACCGGCTCAAGCTTCTTCGGAAAGTGGTAGTGTGCGCCATTCTCCATTGATCTCAGAACTTCTCGAGTTACAGTCATCATCTAGTGGTAAAAATATTATTGTGGTGGAAGCTCCTAAAATTGCTGGAAAGCATGATGATATGTCTGATTCATTGGCTCGTTCCGTCATGCTTGCCATGGAGCATGTCCGTGATAATCCAGGTATTTTAGAATCTTCCGGTAGACAGATCGCTTCCCAACATGGTCCGAGAATTCAAAACGTTGGATATAATCAGTACCATCGTCAACGGGCTCGTTCTCATGGTATTAATGCACTCCGTACGGCACCCAGGCATGCAAGAAAATACTAGCCCTTTCGTTTCTTCTCTAACTGTGAAAATTTCTAATTCAGATTCAGGGGTTGATGTAAAGGATACAACTGCCTATAAAATCGCTCGTCAAATCATGGATCATATATATGGTGATGATGAAGATATGTCCAATGAAGACTTTGTCGGTTTGTACCATGATTTCCTTCGTCGTGGGGGTTCTTGGAAGTCCCTTATGGATGGTGATATGAGATCCGTCAAATTTATTGAGGATGCACTCGAGTCTCTGGTTAAATCTAGGGGTCTAGGGAAAATTGCTACTAGGATATCTACACGATCTGCACATTTGGTAGCGTAATATGGTCAGTATGGCAACAGATATACCAAACAGGAAACTCAGTGCAGCTGAGTCACATGCCCGTCAAGATGACTTGGATCAAGCCATAAAGTTGTTTAAATCTATTCATGACCGCCTTGAAACTGTTACCCCGATAATCGAATCAATTATTTTAGACGCTGGTCGTCTTCGTCAAATGTGTGAAAGAAATTCTGTTCTTAGAGCAGCCATGGTTTCTCGCCGTCTTTCCATTCGAATTGTAACTCAAGATATGATTGGCGTGCGAACCAAGATTTCATCCATTTCTAAGTTTGTTGGAAAAACTTTGCATGCAAAAGCTTCTGAACTTGAAGAAACTGTTTTAGACCCGGAATTACTTCGGTGAAACGTTTTTCGAATCAAGTGTTGGTATATCATGGCTAAGAAACCTAAAGCTAGACTACCTGTTGTTGAAGTTAAAGAACAGGCTGCTACCAAATCTAAGCTTACTAAGCTTGAGAGAATGGCTAGGTTAGAGTCTTCTCAATCTATTCGTGTTGCTTCTTACGCAGGTGGCTTCGGTAATACTGGATCTGGAGCCATATCGAATGCTGATTCTGCATTCTATAGTCCACAGTTATCCACAGATTTCCTTGAACTTCCGCAGTCGGAAAGAGAAAAACGAGAACTCTTTCGGTTTTGGTACAATACTCATCCTATCGTTGGGTCAGCCATAGACTTCCACACGGATGTTCCGATGAGCAAGATTCGGCTATCTCTCCCGAAAGGGAAAGACCCGAAAATGAATAAAAACATTCTTCATTTTTATGAAAGAATGTGCAAGCGTGTTCGATTGTTTCAAACCTTATATGACGCGACGCATGAATATTGGCTACATGGGAATTGTTTTATCTTCTGTGAAGATCAAGATCTATCATCTGATATGACCGATGATATGCTTCTTGAGCCATCAGTGAAGGGTGCTGATGATGAAGAAGTTCTTGAAGTTGACTACGCCGGTCGTGCGAAAACAAAAAAGGAACGTCGTCGTGCTCTGAAGCCTGAGAACGAACGAGATAAAACGATTCGTGAGTATGTTGCCAAGAATTATCAAGGCTGGGAAAGATTACAAATTTTACCTCCTGAACAAGTTAAACTTGAGGTATTTCAGTATACTAACAAAACTAAAATAGAACTCATACCTTCTGAGAAGGATAAACTTCTCGTCATGAAGGCGACTGATCAGCGTGACGAAGAATCAATTCGTATTGCTGAAGACATTCCTGAACAAATTCGAGAGAGTTTGTTGTCTGGCCAGCCGATTCCACTTAACTCGAGTCCATACGACGCATTTTTATGCTCGTCATTCTGTTATCATCTTGCTCACAAAAAATCAGCTTATGACGACCGTGGAATATCCCTTCTAGAACGCTGTCTTCGAACTCTTCTTTATCAAGACAAACTTCGACAAGCCCAGACCAGCATTGCTTCTCGGGCAATGACGCCAAAACGTATTATCTGGGCTGACAAAATGTCAGAGCCGGATGTTGACGCCCTGCGTGATCAGATTGATCAAGCTATCATAGATCCTGATTTCACCATTGTCACGAACTTTGAAGTTCATTGGGATGAAATCGGGTCTAGAGATCGCCTCCTTGATCTTGGTACTGAGTATGAGATAACGAACAAGCTTCTTTTTATCGGATTGCGCATCACCGAAACCATGCTTACCGGAGAATCAACGTATTCTGGAGAACGTATTCATCTAGATGTTATGAATACTATGTATCTCTTGTACCGGGAAAATATCGTTCAATTTGTGGAAGAGCAGTTATTCGAACCTGTGGCTGAAAAGAAGGGCTTTTTTGATACTGATGAATTTGGTAATAAGACGTATTTATACCCGAAGCTTCAGTTTACTCGTCTTGCGCTTCGTGATAATTCTGAACTTCAGGATTACATGTTTAACCTATACCAGAAGGGATCATTACCGATATCTTTCATACTGGAATTGTTGAATATTGATTCTGACGAAACCCTTGTTCAACTGAAAAAGGATATGTTTACGCCGAATGATTCCACATTCAATGAGTTCCTAAAAGGTCTTCTCCAAAAAGCCGGGGATGCGGCTCTTGAACAAACGGATGCTCTTGAGAAACTCGCTGAAGGCGCTGGTCTTAAAATGACCAAGAAAAAAGGAGATAGATTCGGAGAAGATGAGGAAGCATAGTATATTTCAATACGCTTTTTTTACATATTAGTATGTGGTTGCATCATGAAGCGTTTTGCCGATAGTTCTTTAGATTCCTCTGAAAAGGAGGAACATGAAGTAGAACGCCTGATTAATAAGTATACTCCCCCCTCTCGGAAAACCGATAATAAGAAGGGTCCGAAACACGATAATAGGAGAGATAGAATCAAGACCGAAGATTCGGATCTCAGCGTGACGGATTCTGATTTGTCTCTCGCCACCATTGCTCATAATATCGTTGCTGGTAAATCCAATAAATCCGATAAATCCAATAAATCCGATAACAAGAAACTGGTTGATAAATTTGTTCGTGAGCTTGGGCGAGTTTCTGATTCATTAGGGGAAACTGCGCGTAAATTATTGCTTAAATCTGCTTCTCCTGAAGATTGGATTTCTGAACAACAGGAAGAAAAAAATGATAATAGTAATATTAAATTCCGAGGTGACGCAAATAGAATAATCAAAAAGATAGTTGACATATGGCCGTCCGGAAAGCCTGGTTCTGTTGGTAAAAGAGCAGGGATCATACTCTCCGTTTTGAGAGAGATGGATGGTGTAGGTCTTCCTAAAAGTTTCACTAATACTTTTAAGCACGATCCTAAAAATGTATCACATAATCAAAAATTGGTTATGGAAATTATTGAAGATTCCGGAAATATAGTTTCGGAGGTTGATTTACATGATCACGATTTTGTCATATTTTCTACTCTTGCCGTCATATATGGTGCCATTCAGAGTAATCCGGATTCCATTGATAGCTCGAAATTATCATCCTCTGTCGATTCAGCGACTAAGGGTGTATATGAAAAAGCTTTACAGACAGTGTCAGTTGCTAAATGGATGAAAGAATGGGAAGATGTTATTAAGGATCAACATTTTTCTAAGACAGAGGAAATAAAGGAGTGGATCCCAGCCGACGAATTTTATGACCATATGATGAGTGGCGCCAAAAGGCTTTTTGATCGTCCTGATCCAGTTTTTGACCATAAAACTATTGTTGATGCCATGGAGAAATCCATGGGGAAACAGTTCGGGCATGCCCCGGAGGCAGCCATGAAAGTTGTTAAAGACTATCGACGGGGTGTCCGAGCAGCTTCTAGTGCAGCAACTTCTTATGAAACTGAGCTTATTGAAACTATGTCCAATAGGACTTCTTCATATCATGGTGTATTGCAACAGGGTCATCCATCTGGCCTGACCAATACTGTTTATGAATCTTACGATAAGAGATATTTCGGAAAAAAACATTTTGAGTCCATTGTAACAGCTGCCAAAGAACTTATGGAAGAGGACTGGCTGAAGTATGGCTGGACCAATGGCGCTATTGATGCGCCAACTAGGGCGGCTCTGGATTTGGCTATACATCTTGCTGACTCGAATCTTTATCAGTCCAAGATAGATGCCGAAACCTACGAAATGCTTTTGAATCGAGTTGCAGGTTGGGATCACGATCAGTTTTCTGAAACCATCTTTCCTGGGAAAGATGGTTCGAATAGGAGCGCTTCAGACATGAATAAGTCCACCGTTCGAGAATTTTTGCGAATTGCTAGCGAACTCAAGAATACGAACCCGATAGCGGCGCTCGATATCATAAAAGTTGTTCGTTCAATTCGGGCTGCCGAGGATCAGGGACAACAGGATCAGGGACAACGTGCACCTGCGCAAACCTCTCAATCTCAGCAGGGGCAATCCCAGGGTGATACAGATGAAGATGTAGATGATTCCGTTGCCGATAAACTTGATATCGAAGCTCTTCAGAAGCTGACAAAGACTATGCTTGATGATGATGATGTTATGTCATTTGCTGATGCTTTGAGAGACATATCTGGGCATATCAAGAAGGTTTCTTCATTTCGTACTGCCGGAGTCGGTGGTGCTGATTGGCCAAGTATTGTTGAAGCTCTTGAGGGTATGTCTGACGAAGAAGGCGAAGCGTTTTTAGAATCAATGAAGGGTACGATTGGCGAATTCAATGAAGCTGTTGCCGATGAAGATATTGAAGGCATCATGAGTGGTTTCGATGATATCCTCAAAGGCGTAGAAGAGGCTGTTAAAACTACTAAAACCAGTTCAATTCGTGTGAGTACCGCTGTTCTGGCAAGATTAGCTCTTTATATTCCCGATACCCGTTCTATCCTCTTACCGATTCTGGCCGCTAAGAAGAAGCAGCAGAAGAAGCAGAGTAAGAAGAAGAAGCAAAGTCAAGAAGAAGACGATAAGCCTAAGGGTAAGGGTAAGGGTAAGGGTAAGGGTAATCCCTTCGGTGGTAAGAAGGCCCCTCCGTTCGGCAGCAAAAAACCCGGCAAAAAGAAGAAAGCTTCAATTGCTGTTGAGTCCGATGATTCGGAGTGGTGAGCTTTTCATGTCTTCACTAAACAAGACCGGAGAGAGAATTTCAATGATTAAGAAACAAACTGCCAATAAGGTTCTCGCGAATCTTGACGAGACAGCGAACAAAATTGATTTACTTGTTAAGTCAGGTAAAATCGACAAGCGTGTTGCGTCCACTCTTGTGAGGGATATCGACGCTTTTGCTGACCGTTTCCAGGTCGCGGCCTTCGGTCCAGACGCTTTGAAGCGTCACGTTGCGAAGGTCTCGAAGGTTTCGAGAGTCCTTGAACAGGATTCTGACGAACCCTATATGAAAACCTTCGACAACCCGAATAAGGTTATCCAGTCGGATTCCGACGAACCTTACATGCATAGGACTGACAAGTCTTTTAATGCCGATGCGATCGATAACTACGATCAGGATCGCACCACCACGGTTACTGACCGTAAAGAGTATGCGGTTCGTGACCTGTCGGAGTGGTCGGATAATACCAAACAGCAGCCTTCTTGGGCGAAAGGCCCTGCAGGCAAGAGCACTCATCAGGGTTCGACTCGTAAATCTTCAGTAAAGACCTGGGCACCCTGAAACAAGCTGCTTTAGCTGGACTTCATGGATTCCTATGACTTTGCGATACTCGTTCGTTGATGACCAACTGGCTGCTAGGGACTTCAATACGGATGACGTTGTACGTAAAGTCTTCGTATTCGGTATTAGTCCTTACATCGGTCGAGTCCTCTATTCGAATGTAGATACCGGCAAAGTCCAGGTTCAGTGGTCATGGGGTGCTGAGATAGAATCAGCGTCGGAGTTGATCAAAGACAACTCCAATAGCTTTGCTCCTACTCAAGCTGACCAGAGCGATTCTACTTGGGAGGGATCTCGGAATATAAACTCAAAGCCTGTTCAAAAGGCTGATGAAAAATTCCGTAAATCCCTCGCTACTCGTGTTGTCAGTGCTTACGAAGACAAGACCTTTCCTTTATGGAAGGCGGCTTGTGAAGCGTGGCACTGTGGTATGAATGAATTTGAAACATACTTTCGTATGGCTTCTGTTTTTGGTCCTGAATATGGACAAGAAGCTGTTCGATTGACGGTATCGAATTTATATGAACACGGCCGTCAAATTGCGATATACTGGAAGAACAACAAGCGTCGTTATAAAGTTACTCAGCAAGAAAAATCATCCGGGAAAGTAGTTTGTCCCAGGTGTAAAGGTATGCTGAAACCTCGCGTTTATCGTCAGGGTAAACGTGTATTTCAATGTAATGGGTGTGGGTTCTCCATACACCCTCGTGATTTGGCGGAGTGATTTATGAATAAGCAACTCGAAGCGAATACCAAAAAGCTACTGAGCATCGCAGCCCGTATATCTAAAGAGAATCCTATTCTCGGGTACGATCTCGAATGCGCCACTCGATCGTTTGTCGCGGGCAAAGACCTGAGGATGCAAAGTGAATGGGCTGATTATGCTCAAAACGTTGAGAAAATCAGAGAAGAACTTGACAAGATCTTGAAGAGCAAGCCTGGTGATGAAAAAATCATTGAGTTTCTTGATGGGATCGATGGTGAAGTTGAAAAAGTAAAAATTTCGTCTTCGCGAATCGCGTCAGATGATTCCCCAGAAGCGTTGTGGGCGGCTTGGGAAGTGCAGTGGAAAGAGTTGAAGAAAAAAGCAGATGATGCTAAATGGTTAAAGGAAAATGGCTCTGAAGCACTACTGGCAGAAATTGACGCGCTTCATAAAGGTCTTGACGACGTTATTGAGCTGGGTACTGAAGATATTGAGCAGATTCAGACCTCTTCCGTTAACAAGCGGAGATTATCTTCGTTGATCCGTTTCGCTAACGCGATTCCAAACTCTCGCCAGAAATTGCTTCCTATAATCAAGAAGATGCTCGGGTAGTCGTTCAGCTCTCCATTATTTCTTGTGCTACCCTCATTTTTCTTACCTCATCCCATACTTCTCCGAAATCGGCTGGTTTTAGGTCTTCGTACTGAAGTGCCTTTCCCTCATTCTCACAAAATCTCTTAAGCTTTTCTAAGAAAAGCGTTTTGCGGATTTTGCGTTGAGCGGCTTGCTGCCGTTTTGCGACAGTCCCTTTATTTGTGGCCTTTTTCATGGCCAGCTCAATACGTTTTCGAATATTTGCCGAAATCTTTGCCAAATCGTATCTATCTTGATACGCTAACTCAATTCGCTTCGCTCCGGCAAACCTTATTACCTCTACTTGGATTTTGTAATCCTTGTTTGCCTTCGCATCCAAGTACCAAGTCATGGGGATAGTCTTAGATTTACCTGATTTCTCGAGAGTAATTCTCGGCCATAGACCGGATTTCGGGACGCCCATTTTAACATGGTCCTTGGATAATTTGATCTGGACCTTTTTCAGTTTAACGTCTTTGAGTATTTCGGTAATGATTTTGCTCATGTATATAGTACTCTGAATACCTCAAAATTTACGATCATACTATTAGAGTTATTTTTAGACGTTTTGGTGCAATGGGATTTCGACGCACCGCTAATGCCATAGTCTCTCGACCTGGCGTTGAATTTGATGAGTGGATGGACACGCTTCGCGCTCAAAATGAGGGTGCGGTACCGCGTGACCATATAAATCGTGTAGCCAAGACTGTTTTACGCAAGTGTGATCCGAAGCAGTATCTTCTTTCACATGCCACCATTGTGGCTTCTGTTGATACATATGCTCCAAGAAATGTGAAAACTGGGCGCTCGATGAACCAGGGCATTCAGATTGATGTGCGCTGGCCGGATTTTCGCATCAAGCCTGAGTGTCATGAAATCATCAATAATAACGGCGACGCATGGGAGCGTTCGCTGTTGTTATCAACATATCGTACATTCATCGGTGCCCATAATTATCTTGAACACATTCAGCTTCCTGCCCTGTCGAAGGGATTTATTGTCGATGCGATCGCTCGTGATCTTGGTAAATCAGCTTACATCGATATCCTTGTTGCCACGGACCGAAAACATGGTCAATTAGTTGCGGATATTTTAGCTGGTGAAATCCAAGCCATGTCGATGGGCTGCCATATTCCTGGAACGCAGGTGTATCTCTCCGACGGTAGTCCGATCAGTATTGAAGATGTTCGTCCAAATATGGAGGTTCTGACTCAGAAGGGAAACTCCTGTCGGGTCGAAAATCTTCAAATTCGTGAAAATAGATGGAAAGTCCAGACCATTAAATCAGTCGGTCTTCCATCCATTACATCGACAGACAATCACAACTATTACATAATTCGTTGCGAGACTGTGGAAAAGACCCGAGGTCGTGGAGGAAAGAATTCTAAACTCCATGTCGTGGAGAAGGACTATCCATTTGATTATGCAGAAGCCCGGACCGTTCGGGAAGGTGACTTCCTCGCTTTCCCCATTTCACAGGACGAAGTCCAGTCTGATGTGACTCTATCCGAGGCTCGTCTGCTTGGTCTTTGGATCGGAGATGGGTGGAAGTTCGAGAACAACCATGACTCCACGATTGGTGTTGGATTTTGCCTAGATGAATCTCACCCCGAAATCGTTCAGGAAGCGATTCAAGCGTTAGACCAAGTTGCTTGGGTGAATCGAGAGCTTCATGTTGCCATGGGAGGTAACGCTCCTCGGCCTCAGAGCACTTCCGTGTCCAACAGGCGCGGGGCGTCATACCTCATGAATACTTCTCGCTCCTTCCGGGCGATCGTGGATCGTCATACTTCTGGGAGGACATCATCCGATAAGCTCATCGGGAAATCGGTCATGTCTTGGCCGAAAGACCATCAAATGGCATTCCTTTCCGGTCTTATAGACTCGGACGGATGTGTTTCGACCAGTAAGCGTGGGACTAAGAATGTTTTTCTTAGCACTAGGAATTTAAAGCTCGCGCATCAATACATGCAGATTGCAGCTCGATGTGGCATCATTCCCACTTTCTCAGTTGCAGAACGCAGTGGCACGAAAATGTTGCCTGAGGCAACCGGGACTGATTACCAAATCAAGCTCCGGAACTCAGATGTTGTTCGAGTTCCGTCCTTGAAGGTTCGTGCAGCTATCGATGGGATTCGGCCCACTAGGGCCGGACGCAATAGTCGATGGATTACCGATAAATATATTTATTCTAAAGTTAAGAAAATTGATCGATCTGACTATGCAGGGTTTGTATATGACCTTCAGGTTGACCAAGATCATTCATATGTGGCGAATGGTGTTGGGGTTTCTAATTGCATCAGCCTTTTTACTGTTTGCAATCGTTGTGGCAACGTAGCCTCTGATGATTCCCAGCTCTGTCCGTGTGTTTTATACCTTGGTAAGGGTAGCAAATTTGCGGATGATCAGGGTAATGAGCATCCTTTAGCTGAGCTCATTGGTCACGTATCTGTTCCGAATTCGAATCAGTTCATTGAAGCATCGTGGGTTCGAAACCCGGCTTTCCGTGGCGCAGTTCGTCGGAATATTTTAAATCCTGATGAGTCTAAAATAGCTTCTCAACTTTCTGAGGCTCATCGGGCGAGAGCATCTCGCGTTATTCCTACGTCTGGAATGAAAAAAGCCGCATCTCGTCGTTTTGCTCAACAAGGCGATGATGAATCGAGTCAAGATATGGATCTTGATGAACTTCTCGGCCAAGACCAAGGCGGTGGCCAAGATCAGGGTGGCCAAGATCAGGGTGGCCAAGATCAGGGTGGCCAAGATCAGGGTGGCCAAGATCAGAGTGGCCAAGATGGTCCAGATGAGCCTAAAGCTGACAAAATTGATGAAATGCTCGAGAAGGTTCAAGAGCAACTGTTATCAATATTAGTTGATAAGCTTGGCGAAAAACTTGAACCGAAACCCGAAGATGTCGGGTCCGTAACCGCTCCCAATCTCATGAGTGGGAATGATAATCTGATACGCTCTTCAGATGACTTTGACCGGCGTGTACGCCGAATCTTCCCTGAAGCCCGCACTCTTCATAGATGGGCTTCAAGAACATATCGGATTGTCCATGAAGGTGGTCTGAGAGCTGTTAGAGCTTCTAAATTGACTTCTAAAGATTTGATAGTCCTTTCATGGATTGAAGATCGCGTACGGGGAAGAAACTATTCTTCTCGTTTATATAAGACTGCGATGAGAGTAGGATCAATGACGAATTTTCCCAGCGAGACTTCATTTCTTGCCGCATGCAGAATGAAGACTGGCCGGGTTCTTTCCCCCAGTGAGGAACGGTTCTTCACGTGGAAGGGACGGATTGCTTCCGTCTCCGGACTTTAAGGTTCTCATTAGGGTATTCTATTAGGAGGCGTTGTTAATTATGCGAGCTCGATCCACCTGGCAGAAGAATAGCGATACACCGCGTCAGGCGGCGACTTCGCGTAAGGCTGACATCTATACCATGAACCAGGACCATCCGCAGCCGACTCCGGTCGACTACGTGAATGGTGATCCTGACTCCTGGGCGGAGACTCCTGTCTCCGGGGATAAGATGTCCGTCAATGCTGAATATGACGGTGCACAGGTCAAGCGCAATGAACTCGGATTTGGCGAGTTTCGCGATGACACCTTTAAGCACAAAGACTCTGACCAGTGGAATGGTAAGGGTAAGTATGACAACACTAAGGTAGCTGCTGAGCGCAAGGCTAGTGCTTGCGAGCGGTTGGCTCGGGCGACACTTCGGACTGCCAATTCGCAGCTCATTGAGGGTGCCGCAATTGACTTTATGGCGCTGCCAGACAGGTCGATCGTTGCCATGCTGAAGCGTCTTGACGCTGTTTCTCCTGATGCGCTACCGCAGCAGGCTAAGTTTAAACGCGCCTTAGCTTGTACCAAGCTTGCGGCTCGTTTACTCGGCTCTGCGGCCAACTCGGATAACGTTGAGAGGCTTGGATCAGTCATGATGACGATTGATGATCCTACTCTCAAGTCAATGGTCCGTACCATTGCTTCTGCTCGCGTGGCTGAAGGCCAGCAAGAAGAGCAGCAGGATGACGATGGACAGGTCGCTGGACAGGGCGACGACCAGCAGGATGATGATGATCAGCAGCAGCAAGAGTCCCATGGTCTCAATCCGAATGAGCAGGCCATGTTGAGTGATATGCTGTCGGAAGAAGGCGGCGGCGCTGGCGCTGCATGTCCTCCTTGCCCGCCCGGTGCGCCCGGTGCGCCCGGTGCGCCCGGTGCAGCACAGCCTATGGATGATCTCTCTGCATTATTCAGCGGCGCTCCTCAGGGTGCTCCTCCTGGCGAGATTTCGTTTGATGGTGACGACGATGTTGCTCCTA